CCGGGTGCGTGCCGTCAGGAGGATTGCACTTTAAACTTTTCTTTCCACTTTTATTTGGGGTGTTTCGCTATGAAGGCGAAAGAATTGCCGATTTATCGGGACACATTTGAGCTCATGAAATTGATCACCCAGATGACGCGGAATTTCCCGCGTGATCTGAAGATATCCCTGGGCGAGCGGTTGAGATCCGATTGCCTGGACATCGTGATCAACGTGTACCGCGCCAACGCGGCGCGAGATGGCCGCCGGCCGATAATCTCAGCCATTTTGGAGACCGTTCAAGTGGTTGAAATGACCATCCGGCTTTGCTGCGACCTTGCGTTAATCAGTAAAAAACAGCACGGCCAGCTGGTTGAGCGAACGGACGCTATCGGCCGTCAGGCCTACGGCTGGGAAAAGGCGAGTAAGTGACTTTTCAGGTAAACACGGCCAGAACGCGCAGGGCCAAGGCTTTGCGCGGCGAGCCAATAATCTCGGACTGCTCCCGCAGGGTTCGGCTTGCCCGGGCCCCGCGAAAAGGCGAAAGCCAGTTTCACGGCGGTTTTAATATCCCGCGGTGCGACGTGACAGTGAGCAGCTTAACGACGCTTTCGAGCCCAGCAACTACTGGTCATCGACGGAGAACGATGCGAGCAACGCCTGGAACCAGAACTTCAACAATGGCAACCAGAACCGGAACAACAAGACGAACAGCAACCGGGTGCGTGCCGTCAGGAGATCATAGTGTTTACTGTTGAAGAGGTCTTTCAAGCGTATTACGATTGCCGCAGAAATAAGCGCAATGCGCTGTCACAGTGCGATTTCGAGCTGCGACTGGAGCGCAATCTCATGAAGTTAATGCGCGACCTTAACGCTGGCGCCTATCGCATTGGCCGGTCAATCGCATTTGTGGTCAGTTACCCAAAATGGCGCGAAGTGTGGGCGGCTCAGTTCCGCGACAGGGTGGTGCACCACATCATCTACAACCGGGTGTCTGACCGCTTCTATCGCCGGTTTATTCACGACAGCTATGCCTGCATCCCCGGGCGTGGCTCATTGAAAGGGGTTGAGCGGATCCACGGATTCATGCGCAAGGCGACTGAAAACTGGCAGCACCCCGCCTGCTTTCTGCAAGCCGATTTGGCGAATTTCTTTGTCAGCATCGATAAAGACATTCTGTTCAATTTGCTGCGCAAGCGAATAGACGACGATGAGACTCTCAATCTGACCGCTCAAGTGTTGTTTCACGACCCAACCCAGCGCCCGATCGTGAACAGTCCGGCGTGGAAATTCCGCCACGTGCCGCACCACAAAAGCCTTTTCAATAGTGGTAACAAAGGGCTTCCGATCGGGAATCTATCGAGCCAGTTTTTCGCCAACGTTTATCTCGACGCTATGGACCAGTTCGTAAAGCGCGACCTGGGCGTGCGCTGGTACGGGCGTTATGTCGATGACGTGGTTCTGATCGGTAAAACGCCTGCAGAACTGAACGACGCGTTTGAGGCCATGAAAACGTATGCGTTGACGCAGCTGGATGTACATTTCCACCCCAATAAAACGCAAAGAAACAGCGTCTATCGCGGTATTAATTTCTGCGGCTACGTGATGCTGCCGCACCGCCGGTACGTTCGCCGGCGCAGCACAAATGCCATGAAAGCCGTAGCGCACAGCGCCGAAAGACACGACAACCCAGAAGCCTGGGCCTCAAGAATGAACAGCTACCTGGGCATTTGCCAGCACGCCAACACCTACAACCTGCGGAAGTCGTTGGCCGTCGAAACCGGCATTGCCTTCCGTGGGCAACTAACGAAAGTCACCCCCTGCCAACCGAAGAGGACCGCAGCATGAGCAACAAATACGTTACCGCTTATTACCTGGACGCCAGAGACGGCCGCCCGGCCAACGAAGCGCCACTTCGCCACGGCCCGAAACGGCCCAGCGACAACCTGAAGGTCAGCGTAGTTGACCGGCGCCAGTCCCCCGCTCTGATCGTTGGGCACATTCCCTCCAGCGAGTCACCGGCTCCGGGCATGGTTCTGATCGATAAGGCCGAGCACGACAGCCTGGTGGCCGAGGTTGAGAGCTGGAGGATTGACAATGAAATGCGCGAGCTGCAGAAGTGGCGCGCCGGTATGGTGCTGTCCCGATTTCAAGCCCGCGCCGTTCTTCGCCGTTACGGTTACCGGGACCAGATCGAGCAAATGATGGCAGCGCCCGAGACCGACCCGCTCGCCGTGGACGCATGGAACGACGCCAGCGAGTTCCGGCGCCTGTCGCCAATGCTGAACGGCTTGGGCGCTCAGTTGGGCATTACAGATGATGAGCTTGATCTGATGTTTGAAGAGGGGATCGCCATCGAAGCCTAGGGTCACCCAAAAGCCAGGGACGGCTGGGGTTTTGTGCGTTTGTTGCAGACAACTTAAACGAATGGCTGCGAGCGCCGCAGGGTTCATCATGGCACCTATACCCCGGCAAAACCAAACCAGGAGGCGCTATGCCAGACCAATACCACCACGGGGTTCGAGTGCTCGAAATCAACGAAGGCACCCGGACCATCCGTACCGTTGCAACAGCCATCATCGGCCTTGTGGCTACCGCTCCGGAAGCGTCCACTGGCGTAAAAGCCGAGGCCGCAATCCGAACCATTGCCGACAACGGCGATATCATTTTCACCGCCTTGGAGGCAGGCACTTCCGGAAACCAGATCCGCGTCCGGTACGTCGACCCAGGCACAGCAGCGTCCACCCTGGAAGTGACCGTGGCCGGGCAAGACATTACCGTCAGTCTGGCCACTGACGCCGAGGCGGTTGTTACCAGCACCGCACAGGACATCGTCACCGCCGTTAACGGCAGCGCCGAAGCTTCCGCCCTGGTCTCTGCAGCCCTGGACGATGGCAACACCGGCGCGGGCCTGGCCAACATCGCGGACTACACCAAGCTCAGCGGGGGCGAAAACGAAGCCTTCCCGCTGAACACCCCGGTACTGGTTACAAACGTTCTGGACGCCATTGGCGATGCGGGCACCACCGGTACTCTGCCAGCGGCACTGGACGCCATTGCAGACCAGGCCAGCGCCATTGTGGTGGTGGTGCGGGTAGAGGAAGGCGCTGAAGCCAACGAAACCGAGGCCAACGTGATTGGCACTGTCACCCCGGAAGGCAAAAAGACTGGCCTGAAAGCGCTGTTGGCCGCCGAACAGAACCTGGGCGTAAAACCCCGCATAATCGGCGTGCCCGGCCTCGACACTGAGAACGTCACCGCTGAAACCATCAGCATTGCCCAGAAGCTGCGGGCCTTCGTGTACGCCAGCTGCTACGGCTGCGCCACTATCGAAGACGCCATCATGTACCGCAATGGCTTCGGTGCCCGCGAGCTAATGCTTGTCTGGCCCGACTTCGTCGCCTTCAACGTGAACACCGCAACCTCTGGCACCGCTCACGCTGTCGCCCGAGCCATGGGCTTGCGCGCCAAGATCGATCAGCAGGTGGGCTGGCACAAAACCCTGTCTAACGTTGCTGTGAACGGCGTAACCGGCATCAATAAAGACGTGCACTGGGATCTGCAAGACCCCAACACCGACGCCGGGCTGCTCAACGCCAACGAAGTCACCACCCTGATCCAGCGTGACGGCTTCCGGTTCTGGGGTTCCCGCACCTGCAGCGCAGACCCCTTGTTCCAGTTCGAGAACTACACCCGCACCGCCCAGATCCTGGCCGACACCATCGCCGAGGCGCACATGTGGGCAGTGGACAAACCCATGCACCCGTCGCTGGCAAAAGACATCATCGAAGGCATCAACGCCAAGTTCCGCGAACTCAAAGCGCTGGGCCTGCTGATCGATGCGCGCGCCCGGTTCGATGCAGAAGCCAACACCAAGGACACCCTGAAGGCTGGCAAGCTCTACATCGACTACGACTACACCCCAGTGCCCCCGCTGGAAAACCTCCTGCTGCGTCAGCGCATCACCGACCGCTACCTGGTCGACTTCGCTGCCCGCGTGAACTCCTAAGGAGCATTGAACTATGGCACTTCCCAAGAAGCTCAAACACTTCAACCTGTTCGGCAACGGTGACAACTGGCAGGGCCAGATTTCCTCCCTTACCCTGCCGCCCATGGTGCGCCAGATGGAAGAGTATCGCGGCGGCGGCATGAACGCCCCGGTCGATATCGACATGGGCATGGAAAAGATGGAGTTCAGCTGGACGCCTGCCGGGCTGATTCCGGAGCTGTTCGACAACTTCGGTACCAACCGCCTGGACAGCGACATGCTCCGCTTTGCTGGCAGCTACCAGCGCGACGACACCGGCGAAACCGTACCGGTGGAAATCGTAGCCCGTGGCCGCCACCGCGAAATCAACATGGGCGATGCCGAAGCCGGCAGCGACAACACGCAGAGCATCACCACCACGCTCAGCTACTACAAGCTCACCATCGCCGGTGAAGAAATTGTAGAAATCGACGTGACCAACATGGTCGAGCGCGTACGTGGCACCGATCGCCTGGAAGAGCACCGCCAGAACATCGGCCTATAAGGAGCCCTAGCTCATGGGCAAGAACGAAGCCAACAACGTTACTGTTGCCCTGGACACGCCTATCCAGCGTGACGGTGAGAAAATCGAAACCATCACCCTGCGCAAGCCGATGGCCGGAGAGCTGCGAGGGCTGAGCCTGGCCGACGTGCTGAACCTGGACGTGGACAGCATTACCAAGCTGGTGCCCCGCATCAGTAACCCCATCCTTACTGAACACGAGGTCCGCAACATGGATCCCGCAGACCTGGTCGAAGCGGGCAAGGAGATTGCCGGTTTTTTGCTGCAGAAGCGGCACAAGGGGTAATCCCTCGCCGCGTTGACGACGCCATGGCAGACGTGGCCGCCATCTTTCACTGGCGCCCCGCTGACATGGCCGATATGACCATAGCCGAACTGATGGAGTGGCGGGAGCACGCCCGCAAGCGCAGCCAGCCGGAGGAATGATGTCTAAGAGCCTGGACCTTCAGGTCATCCTGGCAGCCCGCGACAAGGTCACCGGGCCGCTGAAGAAAATCAACGCATCATCCACCGGAACCGCCAAGGCCCTGAAAAAAAGCCAGCAGGAAATCAAGCAGCTGAAGGGTGCCCAGCGGGACGTTTCCTCGTTCCGTAAAATGGACCGCGCCATCAAGGACAACGGCACCGCGCTGTCTGCCTCTCAGGAGAAGGTGCGGCAGCTGGGCCAGGAGCTCAAAAGCACCAGCAAGCCCACCGCGAAACTCCGCTCCGAATACAACAAGGCCCGCAAGGAAGTTGAGCAGTTCACCCGTAAGGGTCAGGAGCAGAGGAAAGAGCTGGGCGCCGTTCGCAAGCGCCTGAAGGATGCCGGCATCAGCACACGCAACCTGGCCGACGAAGAGCGCCGGCTGGCCGAGCGGATGAAGACCGCCAACGACCGCATTCAGCGCCAGAAACGACACCTGGAACAACTGGGCAAAGCCGACGTATCCGGCAAGTTCCGCAACATGACCGGCGAAGTCGGCAAGTTCGGGCGGCGTACAGCCATGCTGGGTGGTGCGGCCGCCGGTGGGATCTTCGCGGTGGCCAACTCAACGGCGACCTTGGGCGACAGCGTTGCAAAGACCGCCGACAAGATCGGTGTGGCCCTGGGGCCCTACCAGGAATTGCGCTACGCAGCAGAACGATCAGGCATATCCACGCAGAAGCTGGACAGCAACATGGTGGCCTTTACCAAGCGGCTGGGCGAAGCCAAGCAAGGTACTGGCGCGGCGCGCAAAGCATACGACCAGCTGGGCCTGTCATCGTCGCGGCTGGCCGAAATGACACCGGAAGACGCGCTGAACGTGGTGGCCGATCGGCTGGCTTCGGTGGACAGCCAAACCGAACGGGTGGCGCTGGCATCTCAGATGTTCAGCCGCGAAGGCGTTGGCATGGTCAACATGCTGAAAGACGGCAGCGGCGGCCTGAAGGAGCTGCGAAGGCAGGCGCAGGAAACCGGCTATGTGCTGAGCGATAAAGCCGCGCGGGATGCCGAGGTGTTCAAGGACTCGCTTCTGGACGCACAGCTAGGCTTGGCCGGCATGAAGAACACGATCGGTGCCGAGCTTATGCCCGCGATCAGCGACATGATGGGAGACCTGTCTGGCTGGATGAAAGAGAACCGGGACCACGTGAAAGCCTTCGCGAAGGATTTCGGGCAGCGACTCAAGGATGCCGTTCCGGTGCTTCGGGATATAGCGACGGGCGCTGCTTCTATGGCAGGCACTCTGGCGTCCATAACCGGTGCTCTGGCTAAGGTGGTTGGTGGCTTCGATAACTTGGGCATGATCATCGCTTTCCTTTTCGCGATGAAGCCGGTCATGGCCATTCTGGCTTTCGGCAAGGCTATCTTTGCAGCCACAACCGCCGTTATAGGGCTGGCCGGTGGACTGCCCGCCGTGGCGGCTGGCGTTAAAGCAATCGGCGCCGCCCTGACCGCCAACCCGATTGGCATCATCATTGCCGCCATCGGGGCGGCGGCCTACCTGATCTATAAGAACTGGGATGGCATAGCCAGCTGGTTCAAAGGGATCTGGGGTGAAGTGACTTCCGCCTTCGACGATGGCCTGGGCGGCATTGCCAAGCTCCTGGTGAACTGGTCGCCGATAGGCCTGCTCTACAAAGGCTTCTCCGCCCTTATGAGCTGGCTGGGCGTAGACATGCCAGCCAACCTTACCGGCGCC